GGCTTGGGCCGCATTTAAAGCGGTCTGTTGCGGAGCGGTAAAACCGGCTACCTGATAGCCAGGGAGTTGGCTACTAAGTGTCGGGCGATTGACGTTGAACGCCAGGTCCTCTGCCTGTTTTAAAAGCCTGAGCTTATAGTCTTCAATTTCCTCCGCTTCACGGACTATTTGAGTTGAGGTTGTGGTTTCTGCCATTTAATTCCCCTTAACGGCTCCGCCTTCGAGCTTTTTCATTAACTTGTACATGCGAGCCGCGCCCTTGCGACGGCTGCCCCCTCCGGCGTTGCGTACCGCTTTGGCGGTAAAGACAAACTCACCGTCAGACAGCATGGCCGGGATGTCATCCGAAGTCCCTGTGCCGCGCCCGTTGATAGGGCCGTCTCGGCGGGGGAACTGCGTCATCTTGGCATCACCGCCCCTGGCCATGCGACGGGGTTGACCGTCTGGGCCGTAAATCAACGGGACGCCATACAGGCCTGCGACGTTGTAGGGTTGCGCTACGCCGGCCGGACTCCGGGTTATACCTTTTGGAACCGTCGTACCAGGTGTCCCAACAGGGGCGGTGCTGTACGAGGCGGGCACGATTGGGTTATACGGCGCATTAAGCACGGGTTTTTCCAGACCATAACCGCCCTTCTCCATAAAGTCTCGCCGTTCTTTAGCACGCTGCCTAGATTCCATGTAGCGCGCTCTCTCCGCCGCTGTCATTTCGTCTATTTCAGCGGGACTGGAGTCCATGCCCCCAAAGGCTGCTATGGCTGCCGTTCCCGCCGCCGCCAGCGGACCGTATTTCTGGAAAATGCCCGCGTTTTCCATGCCGGGTCGGCTAGGGGAAAGGTACTCATCGTACATGCCCTTAGCGCCCGTGACCATCTTGTCGAAAAAGCCGGTGGGTTGCGTACCTGGGAGCATGCCAAGGTTGTTGGCATCCAGCGCAGCTTGTTGTCCCGGAGAGGAGAAACTAGAGGAAAAAGGCGGCGGGGTATTGGAGTTGAGAAGCGGCTGCTCAATCCCCGCGCCAAGGTTGTTGGCATCTAGCGCAGCTTGTTGCCCCGCGTTGCCGCCGGTAGACACACCAGGACGCAGGTCGCCGGTAAAAGGCAACTCGGGGGCCGGTTGATTTAGCAGTTCCGTAGCCGTGGGAATTACGCCGGGAGCGGTGGTGCCTCCTGGAGTGGGTTCGGAGATGCGTAAACTCAAATTGGGATTCTCGTTGAGGAAGGCTTTCATTTTCCCGATATCACCTCCCTCATAAATTTTCAATGCTTCCATATCTCCGCCCATGCCCCGCTCAAACACCTTGGTACTCATGGCGTAATCTGCGTCACTCAAGCCGCTAGCTGGTTTACCCATGCCGCCAAGCGCCTTCATGCCGCCTGCCGACACGCCCGATACAAGGCCCATCTTCAAGGCGTCTGCTGTGCTCATGCCCCCTAGTTTTCCGATGCCTGCGCCGATGATGCCCGTGGCCAGGCCCGTGTTCAACGCGCCGCCAACTGCGCCAATGCCTGTGCTACCTGCGCCAGGTAAGTATTGGCCAACAGTTGCAATGGGGTTTGCGCCCATGATCGTGCCGCCACCGCCGATGTAGCCCATGGCACCGGAGATCAGGGCCTCTTTCATTGAGCCGCCGCCTGCAAGAGTGACAGCGCCAGAGGCCAAAGCAGCAGTTCCTCCACTGCCCAGCGCCGCGCCAATGGCAGTTGGTCCGAGGACCGTGGCCAACGCAATGGTGCCCAAGATGCGCCCAACAGGGCTCTTGAGCACGTCTTTGGCGATGTTAACGACCCCTTTGACTGCATCCCCAACAGCGTCAAACACCTAGCCGAGAAAGCCGCCTTTAAATTCCGGCAGGCCCGTAATTGGGTTGATCGTGCCAGAGCCGCCACGGCTCCTGAGCATTGCAGCTTCTTCGGGGTTAATGTGAGCCAGGATGCTGTCGCCGCCACGGCCTTTGGAGGCAAGGTACTGCCCAACATCAGCCAGGCCACCACTGGCCATGTTCATCGGCTGGAGGCCTTGAACAACGGGAGACAGGTTCATCGGCTCTTGAGCGCCAGCGGCCTGCATCTGCTGCATTTCGTTCAAGACCGCCAGCATCGCGCCAATAAATTCTGGGTCGTACTCAGCGGGCATGTCCCCCTCATCGAGGACTTTCGCTTCAACCATCTTTTGGAGCAGGTTTTTGTAGTCGCCAGGATGCTGGCTGACGTACTCAAAGACTTGAATGAGGGCGTCAAGCTGCTGGGGTGTCAGCTGAAGGTCGCCGATATTTTGTCGCAGCGCCTCCTTGAGAGCGGCTTGCTCCCCGGGATTAACCATTCCAAGGGCGGTTTGCGCAGCGTCATACGATTCAGCGCTCGTTACGGTGGGCTGCGGCTGCCGCATTTGGGGCTGCTCGCCCTGCATGCCCATGCCCTGAGGCAGGGCCATGATTCCTTCATTTGCCATGATAGTCCTTTCCAATTTTTGCCAGTAGCCGCAAGGGCCGCGCGCCGGGAAAGGACGCGAATTTGAGCCGATTATCCCTTAAAGTCCTAGTTCCTGTCCACCAAAAGCGCACTGACAACCACATAAACATTGCTCTGCGAAGATGTGACAACCAACGCGTCAAGCACCTCAAGCACCAAAGGGCCGGCGTTCCAGCCAGCTAAAAGGTCCACGTACTTGTTGGACGCCACCGCTTCCAAGGGCACTAAGTAGTGCGTTCCAACCCCAGCAGGGGAAAAAGTGACCGTTATGTTGGTGCTGCTTCCGTTCGTATTGGCAATCCAAATGGATTTGACAATGGCCGTCGTGGCGTCAGGAACCGTCAACACAGTTTCTGGAGTGGCTGCAACCAGCGTCTTTTCAAAGCGTTTGTATGCGTTTGACATTACGTGCCTAAAAACCAGGTTTGCGCCTGGTCCTTGTCCTCTGTAGTAACGGGCGTGTAGGTGCTGTTAAGCTGGAAGATGACCTGCTCAAGCGAACGTATCAATTGATTAAATTGCTGTGGGTCGTAGCTCAACGGCGATGCGTTGGGCAGCCGGACATTGGTGATTTTGCTCATCTAATCCCGTCCGGTTGAACATCAACCCGCATCGTGCCAAAGCGCCACCATCCATCTAACTCGTCACTTTCAATTCGCAACTGAATTTGTCTGCCGCGCGCACGGGTGTTAACAAACTGCGTGCTCGGCAAGATAGGGTAGGGGTCCAAGGAGCTTGGCGTTGCAGTGGCCTGCGGATAGGCGCGCAAGAATAGTCGCACTATGATCTCCCCCACTTGAAGCTTAAAGTCAGGAATGAACTTTTGCATAAACATCATCTGGTCCCCGTCACCAATATCAAAGTAGCCCGAGTACACAAAGGCGTCAATTGCCTCCCCGTTAGCGTTCACTCCATCTTCTTGGTTGTACAGATGGCTGCGGCCAGCTGTAAGGCCATAAATTGTGCTGATGGTGCTGGCCGTGTCTGAGGGGTCGTACTCGGTAGCCAAAGGGTTTTCAAACGTACCAATGTCGGCCCAGGCCGTGCGTGACATAGAGCCAATAGACCAGACACCTTCCATATAGTTGTAAGTTACAAATCGATTTATATAGGTGCTGCTCAGTGACGGGTAGAACCATGTCACTTCATTAAACTGGGTGTTAATGCCTACGTTAACGGCAGTCGCCTGTGCAAAATTAAAGTCCTCAAAGACGTAGTCCTGCACCGTACAAGGAAGCTTTTTCACCGTACCGTCAAACATAAAAAACGCGTCTTTGCTCATCCAATACGATACACCGTTAACGTCAGCCGCCGCGTGAGGACTAACGGTGCCGCAGTTGGCTCCCAGCTGTTGAAAGCCAAAGGTATACGGAGGCCCGAGGTATTGCTGGCCGTGCAGTGCAGTGTCTGTCCAAAGTAGAATTTGGCCACGGGAGCGCAGTGCCGCGATAATCTCGTTGCCGTCCGTTAAACGCTGGCCGCCAGCTGTGTTGGTTGCTGTAACCACAAAGTTGCCAATGTCCTCTTGATCTGAAAACCGCACAAACATAGGGTCTTGAGTGGTTGGACTGCCCACCGTTTTCTCAGTGCCAAAACACACCAGGTGCCTGTCTGGAGTGGAGATCAGCGCATACTTGCTTTTGGTTGGAGCGCCGGCAATAGCCGCGGCCCGCACGCCAAGGCCCGTGCTTGGCAACCATTCATAGACGCCCCCATCAACCAACTGAAGGATGAGGTCTTCTCCATATGCGTCAAACTGCCAGACCCGTGCAAGCAGAGAAAGCCCCGCGGAAGCAGGACGGGGCGTCCCCCAGGTGCTCAAGCCCCAGGTGCCAGTGCCCCAGCCAAAGTCCACAAAACTGATATCGCTGCCAATGTTGATTTGATAGGTTGCGGTTGCCGTTCCAACCGCTGTTGCCAAGGAGGTTGCTGCAGTTGGCGAGATAATGGTATAGGTGTTGTTATTGGGGACAAATTGAATCTCAAATTCATTGTTCAAAGAGGCATTGGGTATGCCACCCGGGTTGCCTGTGGTGGCGCTTATGGTGACAAAGTCCCCTGCAATTGCGCCGTGAGAAGCGTCGTTAACGGTCACCGTGGTGCTGTTATTGGCAGTGGTAAAGGTGGCAGGGCCTGTGCCTCGGATGGGGGTAATATCGGCCCATGTGCCTCCGTAAAACACATAAACTTTGCGGTTGGTTCCAACAACAGCATAGGGCTCGCCGTCTAGCCCTTTCCAAGTAAAAATGTCGCTGACTGCCCCTACAAAATTAACAACGGTTTCCCCGAAGTCCGTCCACCCTCCTAGTTTTTCCGGCAGGCCGTAGCGAAACCGGATGTAGTCGCTATCCACCCAGCCGCCTTCCGCACCGTACTCGGTGTTTTGCTTGTCAACGCCTGGCTTGAAGGGGAGTCGTAACAATGCCATTATCGGAACCCTGCTGTTTTCTTTGCTATGGTTTTAGGCTGCTTTACAAACTGTTTTCCGGCGGCTTTCCCGGCGCGCT